CGTTCATTGGATCACTCTCCCCGGAATGCGGAACGCGCACAAAGCCATCGCGACAAATCTGCGGCAGCGCCCAAACGAAAATTTCGTGCCCGCCGCGCAGCTTAGCCTCGTCAATGCCCGCATCGATCAACCGCCACGCATCGGCCTGGCTGGGCAACAGCACAAAACCGGCCAGATAATCCTGCTCGGCCTGCGGATAGCCCAGCCGCGCAGTGATCGTGGCATAGGCCGCCTGCCGCAAAGCCGTGGCCCCAGCGGTCAGCCAGTCATAATCTTCCACCTGCAACCGGTCGAAGGCTGGCTTGGCCCAGCCCACGGGTAAATTCGCCCGCTGCAATTCCGGCATCGCCGGGTTCAAAACCGTCGGTGCAAAGGTCAGCAACAGCGTCTCCGCCGTCACATTCGCCGCCACCGCCACGGCCCGCGCCGCATTGGCCAGCGCCACGGTCGATGCCGCCAGCATCGCCCCCGCCTGATCCAGCAAAGCCGTCTGCGCCGCATTCAGGCTCTGCCTCATATTGGCAATCACCACGGGATTTCCGCCCAATGCCGCCGTGGCCGCAGCGTCGTAAAGGCAGATGCGCCCATCGGCCATCACCCACCACCACGGCTCGCCCACCTGAAACCGCACCGCACACCCGGCATTCACCAGCAATTGCGCAAACGCCCGCGCCACGCCCTGCTGCCAGGCCATCGCCGTGGTGTTGGCTGGCGACATCAGCGTGGACGGTGGGCTCCACCCGGTCTGCGCGGGATCACCATTGGCCGCCCGCTGCTGCCAGGCATCCGGGCAATGCTGCGCCAACACCTCATAAGACAGCGAGGCAATCGGCGAAAACCCCGCCGCCTTGCACCCGGCAAAGAACGCCGCGTGCCACGCCCGCGCCGGTCCGCACAGCGGATCACCCGCCCCGCCCACCAGAAACGCGCTGCCCACCGCCGCCAACCGGAAATAGTGGCTCATCCCCACATAGTGCAGCACACTGCCACGATAGCCGAGTTGCCGAATGGACCGGATCATCCGCGCGGGGGTCTGGTTCACGCAATCATCATAGGCCGTGGCCACCGCCAACCCATGCGGCGGCACAAAAACATTGCCGATCTTCAACATCGCCCGGCTGCCATCGCAGCGGATTCCGGTCATCTCGACCCAGGCATCCGCCGCCGCGCTCAACGCCGCGCTCGATCCGGGGACATAACCGGCGGGCACCAGCGAGATAAACATCCGGTCAATATCGGAAGGATACACCGCATCCGCCCCGGCACCCGCCGCCCATCCGCCAAAAATCCGGGAAAACGGCAGCGTGATCTGCGCATCCGTGCCGCTGCCCACGGCAAAGTTCCACAGCCGCACATACCACACATGCGCCGCCCCGGTGGCATCGCGCCCCTCAATGGTCAGCGTCGGCCCATTGGCCGCATCCAGCGGAATAACCCCGCTCGACTGCCAGCGAAACGCCAGGGTGGTCTGCGCATAATCCCGGTCCGTGTCATAGGACAGCAACGGATGGTCCACCCCATCCACACTGTCCCAGATGATCCCCGCCAGATCGCCATGCGTCAGAAAGGTGGCATCCACCCGCAGCGTATCGGGCGCGGGCGTCGTCACCGCCGCCATCATCGGGCGCGGAAAATTCACCGTCCAGAATCGCGGATCAAACCGCTGGATCCAGTCCGTTTCCTGGCCCATCCGGGCCGATGCAAGCCAAAAACCCATGGGATTACTCCCCTTTCCTGTCAGGATTGGCTAAGCGCCCGCCGCACCGCGCTGGCGACCTGGCGGCTGGATCGCTGCAAGGATTGCGCGCTATCCCCGCCCGACGGCGAATTCACATTGATCGCCACCCGCACATCGCGCGAACCACTGTTGAGCGCCCCATTGGACGCCACCGCCCCGGCCGAGGTCGGCACAAACAGCTCCGGCCCCCGTTCGCCCACCAGATAGGGTTGCCCCGGCGACACCGGCCCCCCGGTCGCCCGCCCCGGCAAACCCAGAACCGAACTCATCAGCCCTGAAATCCCCGAAGAACCGGATCCACCGCTTGCCCCGCCCAGCAGGCTGGTGGCTGCCAAATTCGCGATATCCCCCAGCACCTGGGTTGCCGTGTCGCGCAAAGTGGAAAAGCCGGTGCTGCCGTTTTTCAGCGCAGTGCTCAGCCCGGTGTCCAGCGCATTGCCCGCCTGGGTAAAGCCGGGCAGCAGCGTGGAATCCAGACTGCTGCGGATCGAGGTAATATCCTGCGCAAAGCCCTGCGTGCTGGCCCGCACGTCAATCATCAGGCTCTGCACGCTGCCCGTGCCCGAGGCACTGCTGGTGCCCGTGCTACTGGTGTTTGCCATGTTCGCGCTCCATCATGCGGTTCATTTCCGCGCGGCTCAACGGCCGCGCCGCAGGCTCAGGCTCGGGCGCCAGAATCGCGGCCAGTTCCGCAGGCGTCGCCGCCCAGAACTCCGCGGGCCGCCACCCCAGCAACCGCGCCGCCAGGGCCGACAGCCGCCGCGCGCCCTCGCCAAACCGGCGCTGGTCCGCGCTGCTCATCCCTGCCCCTGCAAAATCTGCTCCAGCAAGCGGCGCAAGGCAGGGGCCACGCTAGCCAACCCGGCGGCGGCAATCGCCTCCCCCAGTTGCTCGCGCACCAGCCCCTCGCGGCTCACCAGACAATGCCAGAACAGCCCGGTCAGCTCGCTCAGCCGCAACTGCCCCGCCGCCGCCCGCTCCACCAGGCCGAACAACGGCCCGAGTTCCTCCTCCGCCGCCACCAGCGCGGCAAAGCAGGGGCGCAACACGCGCGCCTCCCCCGCCACCATCACACTGGCCTCGCCGCGCCACGGATTGGCCGCCGCCGCGCTCATGCCGGCACCACCGCGCCAGAGCTTTCCAACTGCAAGGTGTAGCTGCGCTCGTTGTTGAAATCGCCAGCGTAATCCAGCTTCTGCACCAGGAATTGGCCCTGCAACTTGCTGCCATCCTCAAAGCTAAGCTGATAGGTGGCGATGGCGCCCGTCAACGCATTGGCGCGGATCTGCGCCTCGGCGGCGGACCCCATGAACACCCCGGCCGCGCTCACCGAAATCGAGCGCGCGCCGCCACCAGAAAGCAAATCGCGCCACCCCGCGCTATCCTTGGTGGTCACCACCACCGCCTGCCCGGCAACGGACATCTGCGTGGTGCGCAAGCCCGCCACGGTCTGAAAATTCGGCGTGGCGGCGCCATCGGAAATCTTGAGAAGAAAATTGGCTCCGGACTGGGCGGACATGGCATGTCTCCAAAAACAGAAGGGTCAAACCGCGATGATGCGGAAGCGATATTCCAGCAGCACCGCACGGGTGTTCTGGGGCCGCTGCTCGGCGCGGCTCCTCAAAAATTGCAGGGTCACAATCTGAAACCCGTCCTGCTCGCGCGGCAGGGCCGCAATCCGGCTCTGGATCGCGCTGACCAGCGCCGCGCCGCTGCCGGGCACATCGCCGCGCATCTGCAATTCCAGGGCGATGCGGGTTTCATAGCCCAGCTCGGTCTTGGTGCTCCAATCCACGCTGGAACTGGCCGCAATCGCCAGCCAGGGCAGCGCCACCCGCACCGGCGCCTCTTCGGCCACCAGATTGAGCGTGCCCATCACCACCGGATCGCTGGCCAGCCAGGCGATCAGGCTGGCGCGAAGGGGAATTTCCATGGTCTATCCTTTCTGGCCGCCCGCGAAGGTGGGCCACAACAGGCTGGCATCGCGCCACCGCGACGGGTCCTGCGTCTGGGCCAGCGCCGCCTCGCGCGTCCTGGCCTCGGCCAAGGCCGTCGCTTGCTGGACCAGCCCCGTCAGCAGCGTGTCCAGATCGGGCTGGGGCTGGGCGGTCATCATACCAGCCGCACCCGGCGCCACGGCCGCCACAGCGCCGAGACCGACGCCGGGGGCAAGGCATCGGCCCCCACCGTTTCGCGCGTGCGATACTGATGCGCGGCCAGCCGCATGATCCCATGACGCAATGGCACCGGCAACGAAGGCCAATCCGCCGCCAACCCGGCGGTAAACCGCACCACTGCGCGGCGATACATGCCCGGATCGGTCACCCGCACGCTGCAACTGCCATCCGCCGTCAGGCGCAAGTGATAGGCACCGAGGTCCAGTGCCACCCGGCTGCCATCGGGCGCCAGACCATCCACCGCCTCGACCGCAATCACCGGCCGCGTGCTCAGCGCATGCCAACGGTGATCGCCCGCCCCCAGCCGCCAATCGGTGGGGAAATGGCATTCCTGCCACCGCTCCGGTCCCGGCAAAACGCGCAGATCAATGGTTTCTTCCACCGTGGAAACCAGCGGCACCAGGCCGATGAAATCCGTGCACACATCCAACGCCATGGCGAGGAGGTCCGACAGACCCGCGTCGTCCGCTGTGGTGGTGATGCCAAGCCAGTCTTTCAGCTCGGCCAACGCCGCAGGTGGCAACACCGCCGGCGTGACGATTACCCGCATCATGGCGGTCTCCCTTGTCATTTACGAAGGAAAAAGGGGCACCCGCGCCACCATGAGGAGCGCGGGTGCAGGATGCGCCTGCCGGGGCCAAGGAGAGGGAAGCCGCCCCGGCAGGCAGGGGAGGCCTCAGGCCGTGGCGATCTTCAGCAGCTTGATCGCATCGCTGTCGAGCACCTGCCCACCGATGCGCTTGGTGGCGTAGAAGTTCACGAAAGGCTTGTTGCTGAACGGATCGCGCAGGATGCGCGTGCCGAAACGCTCGGTGATGAGATAGCCGTTCATGAAGTTGCCGAAAGCGATCGGATAGGCACCCGCGCCAATGTCGGGCATATCGGCCGCCTCGATCACCGGATAACCCATCAGACGATCAGGCTGGCCTTCCAGGATCGAAGGCTGCCAGATGTAATCGCCCATCGCATCCTTCACCTTGCGGATCTGGGCAATGGTGTTGGCGTTCATCACCCACACCGCGCCCTGGCGATGGCCGGGCTTCAGGGCCATGACCATGTCGATCAGATGATCGTCGGGCTGGCTGTCAAACCCGGTGGCGCCGCCCGAAGCGATATACTGCAACGAACCAAACGAACGCGTCGCATCGGTCGCCGCGCTGATCGGCGAGGACAGGAAGCCCAGCGGCTGATTGGTGCCGGTCCCGCCCACAAAGGCCGCGCCTTCCGCCCGGCCAAATTCCAGGGCGATCTGCTCGGCCAGCCAGCCTTCGACGTCAAAGAAGGCGTCATCCAGCATGTGCTGCGTGGCCGAAGGATTGGCATAGAGATCACCCGAGGGCGGGATGATTTCGGCGAACTTGGGCGACGTGGTCTCAAGGCGCGAGGCCGTTTCGCTGACCCAGCCCGACACGGTGCCGCCGATGGCGATCAGCTTGCGGTAATCGGAGGTGCTGGTCTGCACGATTTGCGCCACCGAACGGATCGGGCTGATGCGCAGCAGGCGCTGGGCGATCTGCTGGTCCAGCTCCGTCGGCAGGGCATAACCGCCATCCGACACCGAAACCGTGCTCAGCGACTTGATTTCCGCATCACGCCCGGCGCGCAGATAGCCATCGACAAAGCCCTTCACCGCGCCTTCCACCGCGGCCGCACCGCCCAGCATCGGACGGATCACCGAACGCGCGCCACGATCCAGGCGCGATTTCACCTCCGCAATGTCCGAACGCAGCGCCGAGAGCGCCGCATCCGCCGCTTGCTGGCGGGCAACGATATCGAACGAAGCGTCGAGACCGTCGTTGGTGTTTTCGATATCCATGGAGCATTCACCTTTCACAAAAAAGGCCCCCAAAAGGCGGCCCGACGAAGAGAAAAATCAGGAAAGAAAAAGATCAGCCGATCATGTGCACCCGCGCCTCATGCTGCATCGGGTGCGACACCAGACTGACCTCGAACAGATCGACATCGCGCAACTCGCGCCCCTGGCCGTCGCGGGTGAAGGCTCTGGCGCGATAGCCAAACGACAGGCCCGTCACCTTGCCCGCCTTCAGCGCCGCCGCCGCCCCGCCCGCCGGATTGTCGATGCTGGCGATCACGCGCAAACCGCGCTCATCCTCGCCCGCCTTTTCGACCCAGCCGATGCGGTGGTCGGGCTTATGCTGCCAAAACAGCGGCAACCGCTCCTGCCGCTCGGCCAGCGTGCGGGCAAAGGCGCCGGGCCGGATAGTGTCCTGCCCACTGTCGCGCTTGTCGAACAGCGCGGCATAACCGGCAAAGCGCATCGGCGCGGGCGGGTCAGGCGGGTTTTCCGCCGCCTTCCCGCTCATTTCAGCAACTCCGCCGTGCCGGACCGCATCGCGATTCCCACCAGCAACAGCGCCATCACCCCACGCACCGCCCATTCGATCACCGCCTTCCACACGCTGTGCTTGGCATCGCGCCAGGCGCGCAACAATTCGCGCAGCTCCGACAGATCATCGGGCGCCCCGTCATCGTTCAGGCCCATCCGCGTCAGCATCCGGGCCGCGCCCAATTCGCTGGCCTCCTCCACAATCGCGCGCATCGTCATCAGATCGCCGCCCTGCGCACTTTCCTGCGCCATCAGCCGGGCCAGCATATCCTCGCGTTTCATGCCGGGTTCTCCTCGCTCGCGTCACAGACGTCGCCCGGCTCGCTTTCGCTGTCCGGCGCCTCGCTGGCCTCATCCTCGGCGGCGGTGGCCTCACACGGCGCATCCCCCACCGGCTGCGCGGGCAGCCCCAGCAACTCGCGCTTCTCCGCATCGCTCAGGAAGCTTGCGCTCATCGCCTGCGCCCACATGGTCTTGCGATCATCGGCCATCTCCGGCACCCGATCGAGATCAATCGCCAGCTTCGCATCAGGGAACCACGTCGCCAGCCCCTCCAGCACCGCGCCCAGCAATTTGCTGGCCAGCGGCAGGATGGTCAGCCGCCACAGCGCCCGATTGGCCTCCCGGTAATTGCTGTGCGTGCTATCGCCGGGCAGGCCCAGCAACATCGGCGGCACCCCAAAGGCCAGCGCAATATCGCGCGCCGCCGCCGCCTTCAGCGCGGCAAAGTCCATGTCGGCAGGCGACATCGACATCGACTGCCACTTCAGGCCCCCCTCCAGCAGCATCGGCCGCCCGGCATTGGGATTGCCCGAAAACACCCGGTTCAATTCCTCGCGCAGCCGGTCAAACTGATCGGGGCTGAGGCCCCCGCCCGTGCCCGGATCATACACCAGCGCCCCCGAAGGCCGCGCCGCGTTTTCCAGCAGCGACCGGTTCCAGTTCGCCGCCGCATTATGCGTCGCCACCGCCATATCGGCGGCGCTCAGGCACCCGGCGCCATAATGGTCATCGCTGGGGTGATAGCCCTTGATGTGGATGATATTGGGCGAGGCATCCCCGTCCAGCATCGGGATCGTCATCGTGCGATCCCCCACCCGATAAACAATCCCCGTCGGCCACCCGTCGCTGCCAAACGCCAGCGTCACCCGCTCGGGCCGCAGCGCAAACAGCTCCACCGGGCACCCCAGCCCATCCTTCAGGATCTGCACATAGGCATTGCCATGCAGCAGCAACTGGCTCGCCAGCGTCTCCAGCAAGGACTGCCCTGCACTGGTCGCCTCGACCAAGGCCAACAGCCCCGGATCGGTCGGGCACAACGGCGCCCCGCCCAACCCATCGGCCACCAGCCGCACCGCCCGATGCGCCACCGGATTTTCCAGATAGGCCTGCCGCACGGCATGATTATACTCAAACGGCCGCCGCCCGGCGCCGCCATCGGCAAACATCCATGGCGAGCCATAGGATTGCGACAAAGGCACACGCGCCGCCTTGCCCTTGAAGGCGGCCGCAAGGGTTTCAAACAAGGTCATGGAACGCCTTTCCACCCGCCGAGCGGGCGTTAGAGCTGGTCAAACTTACAAATTGAGCACCCGCGGCGCCGCGCGGGCCGACAGCATCAGCTCGGTCAGCGCCCAGACGGCGGCATCGGCCCGGTCCGGCGAACGCCCCGGCCCATGATAACCACCCCCGGCCACAAAGCCGCAAAGCTGGTCCTCCAGCCCCGGAAACGCCCCGACATGGCGCACCCGCCCGGCCTCATACAAAGCCGCGACAGGCTCTGCCCGCGCCACCTTGCCCGATGAAGCGTGCACCAACCGGATCGGCAAGGCGATGTCGGCGGCGCGCAGCACGCTCTCCACCATCGCCCCGCCCTGGTTGGCCTCGGCCACCACCCGGTCCGCACGCCATCTGGCGGCGGCATCGGCCACCGCCCGCGCCCATGTCTCGGGGCTGGCCCGCAACACCGTGGCATCCTCGCGCACCCGGGCCAGACCATCCTGCCCCAACTGCACCACCACAATCCCGCAAGCATCCCCCCGCGCCGAGGCCGGAGGGTCCACCCCGATCACCGTACGCACCGCCTCGCTGCCCGGCTGATTTTCCCGCGCGCCCTCAATCATCGCCCGCGTCCACAACGCGCCCTCGTGATCGAGCAGCAATTCGCCATCCAGCTCCTGCCGGGCCAGCGCCGACCGTCCAAAACTCCGGCGCATGTCCTTCAAAAACCGCTCGGGCAGGTTCTCGTGATTATCCTCGCTCCGCCCACGGGTGATCGCCACCGCCTCCTCGTCCAGCAACCGCTTCAACAGCGGCACCGCCCGCGGCGTGGTGGTCGCCAAGGCCCTGGGATCGTCCCCCAGCCGCAGCCCCAGCAGCAAATTGTTCCAGGCCTGCTCTGCCCGCTCGCCGGCATTATCCCATTTGGCGATTTCGTCGCACCACGCATGGCTATGCTGCGGCCCACGCAAACTCTCCGGCTCGGCCGCCGAATAAAGCGTCGCCTGCGCCCCATTGGGCCAGGTCAGCCGCCGAAGCGAAGGCTCGAACCGGGGCCGCCGATGGGGCGGAGCGCAAGCCAACAGCCCGCTCTCCCCCTCCACCATCACACTGCGCGCCTCGGCTAGCGAGGCCCCCACCAGCGCAATCCGCGCCTCGCCATCGCGCCCCGCCACCGCGCGCACCCATTCCGCGCCTAGCCTTGTCTTGCCAAACCCGCGCCCGGCCATCACCAGCCACAGGCGCCAATCGCCCTGCGGCGGCAACTGTTCCGGCCGCGCCCACAAATGCCAATGATGGCGAAACTCTCCCCGCTCGGTTTGCGATAATTGGGACAGGCTGGCGATGCGCTCAGCACGTGGCTGGCTCAGCAGCCAGTCGAGCCGAGCGCTATTCGCCATGATGAGGCGTTCCCTTCGCGGCCAAAGACCGCTCGCGCATCTTGTCCAACTTGGCGTCGATCGAGGCGAGGATAGCATCGGCATCCTCCTCCTCGCGCACCGCCCGCTCCCGCGCCACCGCCTCGCGATGGGCGGACAGCAAGCGCAGCGCCGTGGCATTGTCATTGGCCCGCCCCGCCGCCGCGCCGGTTTCGCCATCGCGAAACCGTTGCAACAGCGCCATTTCCAGCGCGTCATACCCTTCGCACAACGCCGTGCGCCATGCCCGGTTGAACTCTGCATCACAACGCCGGGTTTCATACACTAGGGAAGTGGGCACACCGGCCAATTTGGCCGATGCGGAAACGTTGGAAGTAGCGGCCAGTTCGGCAAGGAAAATCTTGGTCCACTTGGCCTTGGCAGGCCGGGAAGACGCCGTCGGCAGCGCCGGACGGCAGGACTTTGTGCTGTCCGCCATATCGGTTGTGTCCACGCATGAGATGAAGGGAAGACCGCGAGACCTCCGGGGCGACTCGGTTTATCGCGATGTTCTTGTTATGTGCCATTTCAGCGTGACGATGTCAACACAAAAGAACCCATTCGGTTATTAACTCACCCTTGCTCCCACCACCGCCCCCGACTAAGCACCTGAAATCCGAGCCGAGGGGAACTTACCTATGCTGCGTCGCCTGTATGACTGGACCATGGCGAAAGCCTCCGGCCCCTTTGCCGAATATTGGCTGGCCCTGTTCGCGTTTGTAGAGGCCAGCTTCTTCCCGATCCCGCCGCATCCGGTGCTGGGCCTGATGTGCCTGGCCAACCCCAGGCGCGCGATCCGCTACGCCCTGATCACCACGCTGGCCTCGGTCACCGGCGGCATGCTGGGCTATGCCATCGGCCATTTCGCCTTCGCGATGATCGGCGATTCCCTGCTCAATCTGCTCCACCTGAAGGCCAGCTTCCCCTATGCCGCCTGCAAGCTGCGCGGGGACGCCGGCTTCCTCGCCATCATCCTGAAGGGCGCGACGCCGATCCCCTTCAAGCTGATCACCATCACGGCGGGCTTCATCGGTATGCCGCTGGGCAAATTTGTGCTGGCCAGCGTGATCTCCCGCTCGATCAGCTTCCTGATCGTGGGCATCCTGTTCCGCCTGTTCGGCGCGCCGATCAAGGCGTGGATCGACAAATACCTCGCCCTTGCGGTTGCAGGCTTCATCGCGCTGGTCGTGGGAGGCTTCGTCGCTGCCGCGCTGCTGGGCGGCCATGGTGGCGGCAAGACCGACGAATGCACCGGCGCCACCATGCAAAGCATCACCGCCACCGCCTGACCAACAAAAAACCCCAGCCCTCCCATACGGAAGGCCGGGGTTTTTTCATGCCTGCAAATCGGATCAGATGATCCCGACCCGCTCCCCCGCGCGCGTGAACATGCCGATGATGGTCTGCACCTGCTCGACCGTGTGCAAGGCGCATAGCGAGCAACGCAGCAGCGTCATCCCCGCAGGCGTTGCCGGCGGCCGCGCCAGGTTCACATACAGGCCCTCGTGCAACAGCGCTTCCCACATAGCCGCGCCGCGTTCCAGATCGGGCATAA